ATTCAATGAATATGGATGCAAATTCTTATGTTAGACAGTGGTGTAGATCATCAGCAGAAAACAAAAAGACCTGCATCAGTTATGGTGGAAACATGGATTACTAACTAACCTACATAAAACACAACCGAAGAGACCTTACGAGGTCTCTTTTTGTTTGAGGCAAACTATGAACGTATTTGTAAACTGCTGTCCTAGCAACTACAATGGCGATTCGGAACTAGTAACAGTTCAAGTACCTAAGAAGTATACAGATGAGGTTCTAGCATATGCTCGTACACTATCTGATGCATATGGTATCGAAGACACCAGAGTCGTAAAGGACATCGTAAAAGAATCTATTATGCAAATTGAGCAAAGGTATTATGACCGTCAAAATCGCAAGACTAAGAAGTCGTGAAGATGTCATTGCTGACTTCAAGGAAGTATTTGGTCCTGAAGATGAGCAAGGCAATAAAAGACCTATAGCATATGCTATGCGTCTACCATATGAGATTCGTGTTCTTGAAATTGACATGAATGAAGATCATAAAGGAAGCATTAGGAAGGTCAGTGAACCTGAATTATTCTTTGCTCCCTGGGCACCTCTTTCAAAAGAAAAAGATATCTTTCTCCGAATGGAAGAAGTGATTAGTTTATATGATCCCCATGATGCAGTCATGGAAAAATACACCGAAATTACAAAGGTACATCAAGATGGACAACGTGAAAATCCTGCTCCTCAAGAACGGGGGACTGACTGATTATTTGATTGGTAGAGTTACAGAATTGGATGAAGAACCGTCTGTGTTTGTTGAGAAGTGTTACAAGATTCAAAGTGAGGATATGGAACCATACCCATGCTATGCTAAACAGCGTGACTTGTTCTTGACATCTGACTCGATCTTTACTATAGTGGAACCGAACAAGGCAGTCCTAGAGATGTACCTTGACAAGGAGAAAAGCGAACCAACTACCGAATGAGTTTTTACACCAACGTCGAACTGATTGGCGACAAGATTCTATACCGTGGGTATGAGAATGGTCAGTACATACAGTCACGTACACACTTTTCTCCTACTCTGTTCATTACATCGAACAAGCAAGAGAAGTACAAAACACTTACTGGCAAGAATGTCAAACCAATTCAGTTTGAAAGTCCTCGTGAAGCACGAGAGTTTATAGGCAAATACGAGGATGTGCATGGTGTAGAAGTTCATGGATACGAGAGGTTCTTGTATCAGTTTATCTCTAAGGAATTTCCTGGAGAGATTGACTACGATATGTCATTGATGAATATCATCACTATTGACATTGAGGTTGCTTGTGAGAACGGTTTCCCTGATGTAGAAAGTTCTGCAGAGGATGTTCTCTTGATTACGATCAAGAACATGAACACAAAGAAACTTATTACTTGGAGCACAAGAGAGGCAGATCCTCCTGAGGGAGTTGAGTTCAGAGTCTTTTGGACAGAGCAAGAACTCTTGAGGGATTTTGTTGGTTGGTGGGTGGAGAATACTCCTGACATCGTAACTGGTTGGAATTGTAACCTGTACGATATCCCATACCTGTGTCGCCGTATTGATCGTGTGCTTGGATCTAAATGGAAGGCATCGCTATCTCCTTGGAACAAAGTCAATGAACGTGAGATCACGATCATGGGTCGTGTGAACATTGCCTATGAAATCGTGGGTGTTTCTGTACTGGATTATCTGGATCTCTATAAGAAGTTCACGTATACCAACCAAGAATCATACCGCTTAGATCACATTGCAGATGTTGAACTAGGTCAACGCAAACTTGATCACAGTGAGTATGACACGTTCAAAGATTTCTATACAGAAGGGTGGCAGAAGTTTGTAGAGTATAACGTCATTGACGTTGAACTAGTAGATCGTCTTGAGGACAAGATGAAGTTGCTAGAACTTGCTGTCACTATGGCATATGATGCCAAGGTAAATTTTGAGGATGTATATTCTCAGGTCAAAATGTGGGACACACTGATCTACAATTATCTTGGTAAGAGCAACATTGTTGTGCCCCCAAAACAGACATCGCGTAAAGATGATAAGTACGCTGGTGCATATGTAAAAGAACCGAAGCCAGGATTGTACGAGTGGGTTGTGTCATTTGACTTGAACTCACTGTATCCACACCTTATCATGCAATACAATATATCTCCCGAAACTCTGTTGGAACGTAAGCATCCTAGAGCAACGGTTGATCGTCTATTAGATCAAGAGATTGATTTTTCAGAACTAGATGGACAAACTGTATGTGCCAACGGTGCTATGTACGACACCACTGTGCAAGGTTTTCTACCAAAAATGATGGAGAAGATCTATGAAGAACGAAAAATTTACAAGCAGCGAATGCTGGCCTCTAAGCAAGATCTTGAAAATTCCAAGACACCTGCAGAGACCACATCACTTCAAAAGGATGTGTCCAGATTCAACAACATCCAAATGGCAAGAAAGATCCAACTCAACAGTGCCTATGGTGCCATCGGAAACCAATACTTCAGATATTACAATCTTGCAAATGCTGAAGCGATTACGCTCTCGGGTCAAGTCTCGATTCGATGGATCGAAAACAAAATAAATGTCTACCTAAATAAATTGCTGAACACTGAGGGCAAAGATTATGTTATCGCTTCCGATACTGACAGCATTTATATCTGTCTTGATCTACTTGTCAGTTCAGTATTTGCTGGCAAGGATGTATCTAAAGAGAAGATCGTCAGTTTTATTGATGCAGCCTGTAAGGAAAGAATAGAACCTTTCATCACACAGGCATACGAGGAATTAGCAAACTATGTCCATGCTTATGATCAGAAGATGATCATGAAGCGCGAGACTATTGCTGACAAAGGTATTTGGACTGCAAAGAAGCGTTACATTCTAAACGCATGGGACATTGAAGGTGTTCGTTTTGCAGAACCCAAACTAAAAATCATGGGTATTGAAGCGGTCAAATCTTCTACACCTGGACCATGCAGACAGAAGATCAAAGACTCACTCAAAGTGATTATGAACGGCACAGAAGATGAAGTGCAAAAGTTTATTGCAAACTTCCGTGAAGAGTTTCGTTCTCTAAAACCAGAACAAATTTCTTTTCCACGAGGTTGCAACAATCTTCAAAAGTTTAGCAGTAATACTACTGTCTATAGCAAAGGTTGTCCCATTCATGTAAGGGGCGCACTCTTATATAACTTCCATCTGAAGAAAAACAACCTTACAAACAAGTATCCAATAGTACAGAACGGAGACAAGATCAAATTCATCTATCTACGAACTCCAAACCCCATCATGGAGAACGTAGTTTCTTTCGTTGGTGAGATGCCCAAAGAACTCAACCTTGACAAACATATTGATTATGACTTACAGTTCGAGAAGAGTTTCTTAGCACCACTACAAGTTATTATGGATACTATTGGATGGAAAGTCGAAAAAATTGCAACTCTAGAATTCTTATTCGGATGAACACTCAAACTAAATTCATAGTAACCTACCAAAAAGCTTTCGGTTTCTCTGTGCGAGAAGAGAAAGAATTTGATATACTAGAGGATGCACAATGGTTTTCTCGTGCCATGAAACGAGCACAATTTATTACAAACATTTTGGAGGTCAAGTCTTGAATTTTCTACAGGATGTAGCAAAGGACATTGGTAATGAGTATGCAGGATTGGTTAGTGATGGTGTCGCAGCAGGAGACACTTGCGGTTACATTGATACTGGTAGTTACATTTTCAATGCTCTGGTTAGTGGTTCAATCTACGGTGGAGTCCCCTCAAACAAGATCACTGCTATCGCTGGTGAGTCTTCTACTGGCAAGACTTTCTTTTGCCTTGGGATTGTTCAGCATTTCCTTGACAGCAATCCCGATGCTGGGGTAATTTACTTTGAGTCTGAGTCTGCTATTAGCAGGAGCATGATTGAAGAACGTGGTATTGCATCAGACCGTATGATGATTGTGCCTGTTGCAACTATCGAACAGTTTCGTACTCAGTCTTGCCGTATCCTTGACAAGTATATGGAGCAGGATGAGGCAGACCGTAAACCTTTGATGTTTGTTCTAGACTCTCTGGGTATGCTTTCTACTGAGAAGGAGATTGCTGACGTAGCAGCAGATAAGCAGGTCAGGGACATGACTAAGAGTCAGTTGATCAAGGGTGCCTTCAGGGTGCTTACACTCAAACTAGGTAAGGCAAACGTGCCTATGCTGGTTACTAACCATACCTATGATGTGATTGGTGCCTATGTGCCAATGAAAGAAATGGGTGGTGGTAGTGGTTTGAAGTATGCTGCTTCTACTATCATCTATCTGTCTAAGAAGAAAGAAAAGGATGGCACTGATGTTATCGGTAACATTATCAAATGCAAAGCACAGAAGTCCCGTCTGACCAAGGAGAATTCCCAGATTGAAACACGTCTTTATTACGACCGTGGATTGGACAAGTATTACGGACTACTGGAACTGGGTGAGAAGTATGGAGTCTTCCAGCGGAATGGTAACCGTATCAAGATTGATGGTGCTTCTGTTTATCCTAAACAGATTCTCAAGGATCCTGATAAATATTTCACGCCAGAAATAATGCAAGCATTAGATGAATGTGCAGGAAAGGAGTTTAGGTATGGCAACTGATCTGAAAGATTATATCCGTTGCTACGATAACCTCGTACCAATGGACTTATGTCACCAAATCATCAATCAGTTTGAATTGGAGCGACGTAAAGAAGTTGTTGATAAAAAGTTTAGACCCAAGTGGACTGAGTTCAATGTGTCTAAGCATTTTTCAGAACCAAGTTGGCAGATGATCCAGACACAAGTACAAAAGTATTTTGTTGATGCGATCGGTTTGTATATCAAAGATCTAGATGTTGGTGCTGATTTCCCATCATCATATTGTTTTGAAGAGTATCGTATCAAGAAATACGAGAAGGGATCTGACGATCAGTTCCAAGATCACGTTGATGTCCAGGATTACCAATCTGCTAGACGTTTCGTGTCGGTCATGCTATACTTGAACAACGCCCCAGTTGGTGGGCGAACTCACTTCCCTCGCATCGACTATGAAATCGAAGCAAAGGAATGTAGGGTTGCGATCTTCCCTGCTAACTGGATGTTCCGACATGCAGGAAGACCAACCGTTGAATCTAACAAGTACATTATGGGGTCTTACCTCCACTACCTATGAGTATCGAAGAACTTATTATAAATAACCTTTTATCTCAAGAGGAGTACACAAGAAAAGTTCTTCCGTTTATAAAACCTGAGTATTTTACTCTCAGATCTCATAGTGTTCTCTTTGAACTGACATCTGTCTATGTGGAAAAGTACAATGTACTACCCACACGAGAGGTTTTGTATATTGAATTGGACAATCGTGAGGATTTGAATGAGCAGTTCTACAAAGATAGTAGAACATGTCTAGAGAATATTACTTTAGACAAGTCTGAATACCAATGGATCATGGACTCTACCGAAAGGTGGTGTCAGGAACGAGCAGTCTATCTTGCTCTGATGGAATCTATCAAGATTGCTGATGGTCAAGATAGTAAGAATGATAAGGGAGCAATCCCAACGATTCTGCAGGAAGCACTAGGTGTATGTTTCGACTCTCATGTTGGACACGATTACATAGAAGATTCCGATGCCAGATACGCCACTTATCATAAAGTTGAGGCGAAGATTCCGTTCGACTTGGAGTTCTTCAATAAGATTACGAAAGGGGGTCTCCCTAGTAAGACGCTCAATATTGCACTTGCTGGTACTGGTGTGGGCAAGTCTTTGTTTATGTGCCATTGCGCCGCTGCCACGCTCTTACAAGGTAAAAATGTCTTGTATATCACATTGGAAATGGCAGAAGAGAAGATCGCGGAACGCATTGACGCAAACCTTCTCAATGTTCCCATTCAAGACTTGAGTACATTACCCAAGCAAATGTTTGATAAGAAGATTACTTCTCTTGGCACCAAGACTAAAGGCAAACTGATTATCAAAGAGTACCCTACTGCCTCTGCACATGATGGCCATTTCTCTGCTCTGCTTAGTGATCTTGCTCTCAAGCGGAATTTTAGACCCGATATTGTCTTTATTGATTACCTCAATATCTGTGCTTCTTCGCGATACAAGGGATCTCTCGTCAACTCCTATACCTATGTCAAGTCAATCGCTGAGGAACTTAGGGGCATGGCAGTCAAACACGATGTGCCTATTGTTTCAGCTACACAGACCACTCGTGCAGGTTATGGTAGCTCTGATGTTGACATTACTGATACTTCTGAATCCTTTGGTCTTCCTGCTACTGCTGATCTTATGTTCGCCCTTATTTCTACTGAGGAATTGGAGGGAATGAATCAGATTATGGTGAAGCAGTTGAAGAACAGATACAATGATGGTGCCAGCAACAAAAGATTCTGTCTAGGTATTGACAGATCAAAGATGAGACTCTATGATGTAGAGCAGTCTGCCCAAGATGATATCCAGGACTCTGGACAAGACGAAGTAAGACCTTCTATCCTGGATAAGTTCAAAGCTAAAAAAACATTTCAAGAACTAAAGTATGATTGATCCGAACAAGTATGCACAATTTGTCGATGCGGTCACGTCGCAACAAAGCAAAGACCACGAAGCATTCCTTTATCGTATTCAAGAGTTGGAGGGTGTTGGATTTCCTGTCGAGCGATTGCTTACTGCTGCTGTAGGTATGTCTGCAGAAGCAGGTGAATTTACTGAGATTGTAAAGAAGATTGTCTTCCAAGGCAAACCTGTCAATGACGAAAATCTGTTTCACATGAAGCGTGAATTGGGTGACATTATGTGGTACGTTATGCAAGCCTGTATGGGTTTGGGAACTGATCTGGATGAAATCATTGAGATGAACATCGACAAACTCAAGTCTCGCTATCCTGGTGGTGAGTTTGATGCTCACTACTCTGAAAATCGTAAGCAAGGAGACCTCTGATGGACGGAGCAGTACACGCTTGGAACACCATGTCATACGGGGAGGGGTTCCTCTTCTCCGTCTGGATCTTGGGAATGTATTATGTCAAACTACAAATGGATAAGAGGTTTGGACGATGAATTTTACGCAAGAAGATCTGTGGCAACAGATTGCAACCCTTGGATGGGATGTTAGACATGATAAGATTGTAATTGAGATTGGTGGCACACAGGTGTCTGGTATTCACCAAGGAGAAAACTATAACAAGAAGTGGGCATCCCAATTTGGGGATCGTAAGTATAACAAAGATGCATTCATTGTTATCAAGAACCTCTCACGAAACGACGACACAAAATCACAACCTATGGATAGGGAGCACGCACCACATCATGGAACCCCAACTACCGAGAGTACAAGAGACACCAGAGCAGAAGGAACAGATGCGACAGATAGTAATAAAGCAGCAGCTTGAGAACATCTGTAAATGCACTAAGGGTAAATGGTATAGAACTGAAAGTATGAATTCTAAGGGAGAGAGACTGAGTAAATATATTATTGAGTTCTCTCCCGAAGAATAATGAAAACTCTGCTGATTCATGTGATAGCATTCTGGCAAGTGGTAGTAATGAATTGCATCGCACCCGTAAATTGGAAGCATTGCTATCGTGTGGATCAGTGGTTACTTCCTGATATTGTTCAAGGATATAAACTATGGACAGGTGAAGAAACACCGTATCAGGAAGAGCAAAAATACATCAACAATCTAAATAATACTACGGAATAAAAACTACTATGGCAACGATGTTCAACCTTCCGTTAGCAGATGCTAAACGGAAAGCGCCAACAGGTATGAAGAAAGCATTTGCAGAAGCAGTCAAGGGAATTCCTGATAAGGACTTCTTTTTTGCAGATTCTAATTGGAACGGTGGTAGGGCCGCATGGTCTATCAAAGTTTCTGAACAGAATCTAAACCACATTTCAGACAATATAAATGTTGATACTAAAACTGTTAGTGGTAAAGCAGTTCTAGACTATGTGATTGGAACTAACAAGGTACGTTTCCTTGCATCTAATAAACGATCTGCTAAGTCTGCAGATGCAAAGACCACAGCGATGCAAGAAAGAGCATCTGCTTGGATTATGAAAAGGGCAATTAGTGATAACGTAAGGTATAAAAGTTGGACAGATATCAAACTAGATAAAAAATATCCAGAACTAGAAAAGATCTACCCTGGTGTTGAAGAGGAATGGTTGAAAGTATTCTTTGCACAGCAGGAGAAAATGCTCGACGAATTTTCTGGTGCTAGGTTTGATGAATATAACCGTGATGGCGGGTTTATGGACTACGTGTCTAACCTAGTCAAGAGTAAATTTGGAGTATCTAAGAAAGATACGTGGAACCCTGCAGACATTTGGTTGATCAAAGACCAAGCAAAGATTGAAAAGATCATCAACGAAACTGTTGCAGGTGGAAGCTCTCAGACTATTCAAGAACTAAACGCAGTTATGCGTAAGATGTTCCGTGATCGTGATGTAGTTGGCATCTCTCTAAAAAAAGTATCTGGCAATACTGCTAGGTATGAAGAGTATAATGTACAAGAGGACGGCCTAGATGCAGACTACAATTATGACGTAACTGAATTGAAAGTTGACTTGTCTCTCAAATCAAATAACCGAGAGTTCAATACACAAGACTGTAGAATTGTTGTTGAAGGACAGGGATCTACATTCAACTTCCAAATCAAGGGCAATGATTCTACTAAGTTATCTAACCTAAAATGGGAACCCACACAGAAAGGTGCTACTGCTGCTCGTGTTGGTAAGGCACCTGTTGATATGGTGCTGACATTACTCAAGGATAATAAAGTTGATTTTAGTAACAAGTATCAGGACTATCCTCAGAATTCTACGGACTTTGCTGCAGCGCAAGACGAATACAAAAGGATCTTCAATAAACTAAGAACCAAAAGTATTGATATGGGTGTCTCCAATGCAGAAGAGTTCATTGAAAACATGACTATCATGTATGGTAATGCAGCTCATGTTGCAGTCAGTAAGTGTATGCAAATGAAGTTTCTTGCTGAGGTAAGTAAAATGAAACCAAAGCAGCAGAAAGAGTTCATGACAGACATGGTGTTCATTGCTGCTAAGAAGGGATCCCGCTTTGGTCCATTTGGCAAACTGTACTAAGGGGGTGGCACAGGGCGGTTGTCCGTGCTATACTACATGTATACAGACAGAGATGCATGACCGCCAACACTCATCTTGAGCACCCTGAAGACCTGGTATTCAATGGTCTTCAGGGTTTCTTGCTTGATTTTTTCTACAGGATGCCTGAGGATCAACAGTTATCTGTCAAATGGGACGGTGCCCCTGCTCTAGTGTGGGGTCGTTGTCCTGAAACTAATCAGTTTTTTGTTGGAACGAAGTCAGTATTCAACAAAAAACTTATAAAGATCAATTACAATCATAGAGATATCGATCGTAACCACGAAGGTTTCGTTGCTAAAATACTCCATATCGCCTTTGAGTGTCTACCTGTTCCTTCGAGTGGATACTTACAGGGCGACTTTATTGGTTTTGGTGGTTCTGATGTTTTTAGACCTAATACTATTGAGTATCGTTTTCCTAGTGTTGTTGAGAACTCTATCGTGGTTGCTGTCCATACTCGTTATAGAGGTCCATTCCTTCAACCTACTCCTCGTTATGGTGTTTGTGTCGATAGTATTTGTTTTGATGACAAGCGCATGTCTCGTTGCTACCTCATCGAAACCAATATTGCTACCGTAAAATATAAAAATTCTTTCCGACAACTTGTCGATCGTGCTAAGGTCAAATGGTTTACACGTATTGCCAAGCAACCAATCGAGAAGAACACAGTCCAGTATCTGAAGACACATGTCAACAAATACATTCGGCAGGGTACATTACCTAGTGCTAGAGAATTGTATGATTCCCTACCTGATAAATATAAGTGTCAAGTAAATGTTGAACTATTCTATTTGTATCATATTATCTATGATCTGAAGATGCGTGTCCTTGACAATGTTGAGGTTGTGTCTGACGTAGAATGCTTTATTGATGACCAACCTACTGATCATGAAGGTTTCGTAATTAGCAATTTCCTACAGACTTACAAACTTGTAAATCGGTTGGAGTTTAGCAAGGCGAACTTTACATTAGATAAAAATTGGAAGAATGAAAAAGTTTAGTACCTTTATATCCGAAGCAGTAAAATCCTCCGCCGCTGAACAAGCAAAGAAACTAGGTCTAAACCATGTTGGTTATGGCAAGTGGGCGGATAAACAGGGGAATGTCACGCATTACTCTGCTCAAGGGAAACTATTGCCCGTTGCAGATACACAACAACCAGCAACACAAGATGCAGGACAACAACAATCTCAACCAGCGCCGCAACAACCCGCTGTACCTGAAGCACCTGGCGAGGTCTCTAAAGGTCCAATTACTATTACATTTGGAAGATTCAATCCCCCAACTACTGGACATGAGAAACTCATCAATCAAGTAGCATCAATGGCAGGTGGAGATGACTATAGAATTTATCCATCTCGCTCTCAAGATCCTAAGAAGAATCCATTAGACCCTGAGACTAAGGTTCATTATATGCGTAATGCATATCCCGATCACTCACATGCAATCCAGAATGATGATAACATCAGATCTATCTTTGATGTTCTTCAAGGTCTGCATAGTGAAGGATATAGTGATGTCAATATAGTTGTTGGTGGTGACAGAGTAAAAGAATTTGATGCTCTTTCTAATAAGTACAACGGTAAGTTATACAATTTCAATAGTATCAATGTGAAGTCTGCTGGTGACAGAGACCCTGATGCTGATGATGTATCTGGTATGTCAGCATCTAAGATGCGTGCTGCAGCAGCAGAGAATGACTTTGATGGATTCTGTGCAGGTTGCTCAAAGTCATTGACACCAGAGCAACGTAAGGAATTGTTCTCTCATCTGCGTGGTAACATGCAAATGGAAGACGTTGATGACTATGCTGATCTTTCTTATCTTCTCCATGAGATTGCACCTAAGTTAGATCCCCAAAGACTACGTGAAGACTACATGGATAAGAAAATTTTCAATGTAGGTACTATAGTTGAGAATCTAAATACAGGTATTCTGGGTAAGGTAGTTTCTCGTGGAGTCAACTATGTCATATACATAGATGAGCACGAGCAAGTATATCGCGGATGGTTGAAGGATCTTGTAGAAAGAAACGATATCAAACGATTTGATTTTACACCGCTCGGACAGATTGGAACGGACGAACTAGCACGAAAAGTTGCTGCTATGACTCCAGGACAATTCATTCAAAAGATAAATAAAAGAAACAAATCTCAGGTCAAATGAATTACGAAGCACTGCCAGGGATGGAAGATGCCCTCAAACTAGTCCAAGAAAAGAAAATGTCTAAGGAGGCCCATAAGAAGGCAGCCAAGGCAGGCAAACGCTGGCAAGATTCTGACGGGGATGGCAAGTGGTATGAAAAAGGAGACGACGTAAAGGAAAGTGCTGTCGATTCTGTTGACGAAGAGAAGAAAGAACTGCCTAAGAACAAAATGTTCCGTAAGGCAGGTAACCTAGGACGTGATGTTGTCAGTCCTTCTGTGACTGATGACCAGCGTCAAAAAGCATACGGTCGTTCTAAGAAAATCATCAAGACTCTGAACAAAGCAAACGAAGAGGTTGAAGAAGTTCAAGAAGATGATAAGTCTTATGATCGCAATCGTAAGAGAGCAGCACAAAGAGCAGCAGACAGAAATGCTGCAAGAGCAGCAGGTAAGACTGGTGTAGTTCCTGGCGTAGGTTATGTAACTGCTAGAAAAGAGAAAGAAAGTTATACAGATTCAAAGGGCGTTGAGCGTCATAAGTCTGGTGCTAAGAATGAAGAAGTTGAGACTGTAGATGAAGCCGAGCAGAGAGTGAAGGCAAAGGCCGATAAAAAGATGAAGGTCTATGGTGGTCCTGCATACATCAAGAAANNTG